GCGGAGCTGGTCGTGCACCTCGCCCCAGTCGAGCAGCCCGTGGTGCGTGAGGTCGACGGCATACACGTAGCCGTCCTCCTGGGCCATGTGCCAGGAGCCACGGAACGTGAACCCGCCACGCGACCCGATGATCCGAGCGGGGTTCGCGGCCAGGTTGAACCCGGAGCGCTTTTCCTTGTAGCCGTCGTACAGGTACTGCTGTGCGTCCCTGGTACGTCCCGCGGACTCTATGCGTAACTGGTCGCGGAGCCGCCTGGACGCCCTGTACGCGCGGCTCAGCCTAAAAGCGAGGAGGGGTTCTAATAGTCGTACATTCTCGTCCCCATCGTCACGGAATAGCTCGAGGTATCCGAGGTCGGCCTCGTAGTCCGGGTACGTCATCAGGCCCTCGCCCCCACCGTCGGCCTGACGGTGTGCAGGCCGGCTAGTCCATAGAACGTGTCGTCCTCCGGGTGGGTGCAGACGATCTCGTCGAGGTTGTGGGCGAATGGCTCCCACTCGCAGAACTCGTAGATGCGCCACAGCGTTGTTCGCGGGTCGGCCATGAAATCGGCGTAGGTGACGAACAGGTACTCGTCGGATTGGCTTTCAGCGGCGGCGCGCGCGCCATCGTTGGAACGCATGACCGGCTCGGACCCTTCGGCTAGTAGCTGCTCACGGGTGATCGGTACCCCGTTCGCCTCGTACACGGCGAGGAACGAATCGACGACCTCGTCGACGGGTCGGGTCATCACGATGACGCGCGGGGTCGGGGTGATGTACCGCCGGATCATCGCCATGTTGTCGGGCATCGTCCACGACCGGCATTTGTCGATCACCGTGGTGGCCGATGTCGCGGCGTAGAACAGGTGCGGGATTTCGGCGACGTACTGCTGCTGGAAGTCCAGCCGGCGCGATGCGGCGAGCTGTTCGCCGGCGGCCGTTTCACACGACACCTGGGCGTCCCACATGAGCTGACAGACCGGCGAGTTCGGCCCGGCGTGCAGGGCCGGGTTCTGCGACAGGATCGCACTCAGGACCGTCGAGCCGGTTCTCGGCAGGCCCGACAGGAAACAGAAGCTCAGACGAGTGGCACCCATGACAGGGTCGCCTCCTCCCACCGGTAGGCACCGTCGTCGGGGTACACGGCGGGCGGTTCCCATTCGTAGACGGCGTTCAGCGTCCACGACGGGTACGGCTGCGGAGCGTAGAAAGCATTCGCGGCGGCGTCCCAGGTGAACCCGACGCCCGCGTAGCGGACGCGCTGGGTGGCGTTGTACGACGTCTGGGCCCATGTGCCGCTGCCGGGGTGGAGGCCGTTCAGGAAGTCGACGCCGCGCTGTTCGTCCTCGATGCCGTCGATGGTCGTGATGTCGTTGTGCACGGCCAGGACGCGGACCACGGTGCCGGTTTCGTCTACTTCTGCGAAATGCGCCATTAGGGCGTCACCCATCTGAGAACGACTGCGCCACTACCGCCAGCGCCACCAGCGTGCGCCGTCGCGCCGGTACCGGAAGCAGTCTCGGCAGCGCCACCTCCACCGGCGGAACCTGTGTTTGCCGACGCGGTGCCACCCGTTGCCGATGCGAGGCGGCCGCCCGCACCGGCACCTGCCCCGCCGCTGCCGCCGTAGTTCGACCCAGCGCCACCGCCGCCGCCCGCCCATTGGCCGACCCCGGTGCCTGATGTGGTCCCGTTGGCGTAGTCGTTCGTGCCGTAGGTGCCGCCCGTGCCGCCCGTGGTGCCCGCGCCGGACGCGCCCGCGGTGCCTTTGCCGCCGCCACCCGCGCCGCGCATCGGGATGCTCACGGTGCCGGTGCCGCCGATGTTGCCTTCGCCAGCGACCCTGCTGCCGCCTGCGGACGTGTTGTACCCGCCAGAACCGCCACCCGAACCGCCGGCCCGCCCGGCGTCCGTGTAGATACCGCCACCGCCGCCGCCCGTGGTCGACAGGGTGCTGCCGCCGATAGCGAACGACGAAACCGAACCGTCGGAACCGTTCGTGCCGTTAGCGCCTCCTGAGACTGTCCCACCTGCGCCACCACCACCGATGGTCACGGTGTGGGCGGCCACCGTCACGGTCTGCGACGTGAACGTTTTCGCGCCACCTGCGCCGCCGCCGCCGCCACCGCCCGAGAATGCCTGGTAGCCGGCTGCGCCGCCACCACCACCGGACACGAGCCACAGGTCGAACGTGATCGAATCAGGGTTGCCAACCAGCGTGAACGAACCCGACCCGGTCCAATGCAGCGACGTGTAACTGCCATGCGTTCGCAGCGTCGGCGAACCGGTCGTCGAATACGCGAACGCGGCACCGACGGCACTAGCGAAGATCCCGTGATCCGCTGGGCGAATAGCCATTAGGCGAGCGCGCCGATCAGGGACCACGCATCAGTCGCCGTTTTGATCAGGGTGGCGGCAGCGAACTGACCGTCGATTTCTAGGTTCGCGTCTTTCGAGTTGATCGTCGGAGTCCCCGCCGTGGCCAGCGTGGCGTTAGCGCTTCCGATGTTTTGGACGATTATCTGGGTGCCGATTGCGTAAGCCACCGACGAGTTCGGTGGGACGGTCAGCGTCTGGGCCGAACCGTTGCTCGAGGTGACCATCTTCCCGGCGTCGGCCAGGACGAACGTGTACGTCGTGCCGGTCTGGGCGTTGATCTGGAGAGGGGCGACCAGGCCGCCGGACACGGTGAGCTGGTCGGTGATGGTCACGTCACCGTCGGCGACCTCGAGGGCGTTCTGCCCGTCGGTACCGGTAATGACGAGCTTCTCTTCTGACGCATCGAAAAGGAAAGTGTCCCCGCTGGTCGCCGTGTAGATCGTTACGTCGACTCCGCTGCCATCGGAGCCGAAGCCGACGGCACCGGTGAACGTGCCACCAGCGGCGGTCATACCGGCAATGGTTTGCAGCGACCCGTTCGAGAACTCGAGGCCGCCGGCGTCCAGGACGATCCTGTTATTCGTCAGGTCCATGATCATTGGGAGGATCTCGCCCGTGTCACCGGTCATGCCTTCCTTGATCGTGGCGATCAGGAAGTCTCGGATCAACTCCTGTTCGGTAGCTGTCAGGACCGCGCCGGCGGTGAACGTGGCCGGCACCCCGGAGAACGTCTGCTGGGCCATGTGATGCCTCCTACGGGGCGAGCTTGTTGGTGTTGAGGATTCCGTCGATCGTGCTGTCCAGGATGAAGTACTGCTGGTCGCCGGACCCGGAGCAATTCAAACGCATTTCCCAATCCATCGGGGTGATGTCATGGGTGACGCCCTCGATGCGGACGATGCGTTGCAGCGCGGTGCCGGCACCCACCGGCGTAAACGACACCTGAATACCATCCCATACACCGAGTTTGGCGACGGCGACGGCCTGGGCTTCGGTCATGGATCGCGGCTTGCACGTCAGCTGCGCCACGCGTAGCGCCGGCGTGGAATACAGGAACAGGAAGTTGGTCGCTGCAGCGAGCACGTCCGCGTCGTTGAGGTTCAGCAGGTTCCGGTGGACGACCGTTCTGATGCCAAAAAGCACCTGGTTCGGTGTGTCGTTGACGATCTGGTCGGTGCCCGTCGACCCGGCGTAAACGCTGCGCGTAAACAGGATTTCGGACCCGTACGTAGTTTTGAGGCCCGTCATGGGCGGCTGTGTCGAGTTGCCACCCGACCCGGTGAACGTCAAACCGGTAGGCGTCGACTGCGCGTAACGTTTCTTATACGTCAGGACGTTGCCGCGCTTCGTCGACGCGGCCGCTGCGCCACCTGGGAGGCCGTGCCGGCAGTAGATGGCACCGTCCTCGGATTGTGCGAGGCGAGCCGTGTACGTCGCTGTCTGGAGGCCGGCGACGGTTTCGGCCGCCATCGTTATCGTCGACGTGTCAACGTCCCTATCCACAGGATCTGACGAATCCGGGTAGTTCACCTGGGCGTTGTCCAAAATGGCCGTGAACCTCGCCGAACCGACCTGCTCGACGAAATCGACGTCGTTGAGCTCAGTCTTAGCCAGGGTCGACAGCCCATCGGAGCATTTCAGGATCACCGTCGAATCGGTCGCATCCGGGTACAGCACGTCCGTATCGTCGATTTTCCCGCGGAACAGCGTCGTCGGTTGGGACGCCGAGTCGAGGAACACGTTGACGCGCACGTCAGCGTTGATCCATTGGGCGTCGCTGTACGTGCCACCAGCCAGCGGCGAATAGGCGTTGTCCTGATTATTCAGGCTGATGACGCATGTGCCGGCTGTGAACACGTCCTGCACCCTGGACCGGCCGACGTTGATCTTGATGGCGCGCACATCGGCTGTGAGGGCACGCCGCGACCCGTCGAGGTACACATGGACGACGAACGTCGGATCGGCCATCAGCTAGTTCGCTGACTGCTGCCAATGCGGCGGAAGCGGCCCGTTCGTGTCGACGTATGCGCCCATAGCGTCGACGACCTCCTGGCCGGTGACAGCCGTCGCGTTGATGACGACCGTCGTCGTGGGTTTGGCTTGTGCAGCCAGGAAGTCGTCCCAATCGGTGGTTCCGACAATCTTCAGGAACTTCTCGAGGTCCGCCCGCTGCCCCGGGTCCAATCCGAAGCCGGACGGCGGTGGCATGTCCGGTGGGAAGCCAGGACCCAGGCCCGGCGGAGGCGGTGGGATGACAGGGGCCGGTGGGATGACAGGCTTGTCCGGCGGCAAGCCAGGGCCGGGGATCGTCGGAGCCGGTGGGATGACCGGGGCCGGTGGGATGACAGGGGCCGGTGGGACGACAGGCTTGTCGGGTGGCAAGCCAGGGCCGGGGATCGTCGGAGCCGGTGGGATGACAGGGGCCGGTGGGACGACAGGCTTATCGGGTGGGAACCCGGGGCCGGGGATGACCGGGGCCGGTGGGATGACCGGAGCCGGCGGAACGACAGGCTTATCGGGTGGGAACCCGGGGCCGGGGATGACCGGGGCCGGTGGGATGACCGGCGGTGGGAAGCCAGGGCCGGGGATGGTCGGACCAGGTACGAACGGTTCAGGCGCGAACGGCGGGAAGCCGGGGCCGGGGGCCATCGCGCCAGCTGCGCCATAAAACACAGCGCCGGCGGCGGTGCCTGCCGTTTCCCAGTCGCCACGATCCCAATCCGGGTCGTCTATGGCGATTATCATGACCGGGTTTCCGCGGTTGTCTAGCGGCCTCCCGGACATCGCTGCTGCCGCCGACTCGAACGCCGCCTTGAGCGCCTGTTGCGCCGGGTCAGATTGGAGGGTGTCTCTCGCCCCGGTTATGAACTGCCACGCGGCGCTGATACCGGTCGCCAGCGCGTTGAGTTCGGCAGATGCTTTCCATGATTCCTGCCAGCCGAGGTCGTCGATCTCATCCTCGGGCAGACCCTCGAACACGCCGAGGACACCGGCGACGACACCTGAGCCGAGAACTTCGCCTGCCAGGACGCCGCCCTCGTACCACGACGGGTCCGACCAGAACTTGCGGAGAGCGGGTAGCACTACTTCGTTGAGGTGCGTGACGATCGACGTGAACGCCGGCAGGAGTGCGGTGCCGATCTCCGTCTGGATCTTGTCCCATTCGATGGCGAGGAGCTTCGACTGGTTCGTTGCCGAATCTGAGGTCCGCACGAAGTCGCCCATGGCGATTTCGCCCTTTTCGAGGATGAGGGCGTACGCGGCCTGGGATTTGATCGCAGGGGTGAGAGCGTCCTTCGTGGTCTTGACGAGGCCCATAGCGAGGGCCTTGCTCTTGATCGTCGCAGCGTCGAGGAGGATGCCGAGCTTGCGGAGCGGTTCGGCCTCACCGATGAGGCCGGCACGCAACGCCGTGAGGGCCGTTTCAACATCAACATCGTGCAGGGACGACAAGTCACCGGCGAGGCCGGTGAGGGTCGTAGCCATCGCCGCCGAAGCTTCCTCGGACATCCCCATTGCGTTGCCGAGGCTGCCGAATATGCCGGTCGCTTCGAGGGCGGCCCGTTCGGACACGCCGAACGCGTGCCCCGCCGTTTCAGCGAACCGTTCGACTGCTTTTGACGCCTCGCCGAACATCAACCGGTTCTTGCTTAGCGACTCCTCCAGCGACGCGGCCTTGTCGATCATCGGCTTGATAGCCATAGCGGCACCGACCGCGGCACCACCCAGGACTCCGAATCCGATACTCGCCATGCGCGTGGCTCGCATCAGCTTGCCGGACATCGTGTCCGCGCCCTTCGATGCGTTCTTGAAGCTGCGGATGAGCTTGTCGGTGCGGCCTACCAGGTTGACCGTGAGCGTGCGGGTAGCCATCAGAGTCCTCTGAGCACCTTGTCCATCTCTAGGTTGTATTGGCGGCGGATGTACTTCTGCATCGACTTTATGACAGGGAACACGACGTAGCCGCCCTTCTTGCGGGGGCCGAACTTGCGGCCTGTCCGGCGTCCCAGGCTGTCATGGGTGCGGTTCGATCCGAACTCGACGCCGCCCTGGACCTCCCACAGCTTCACGGACTTGTCGCCCCGGTAGCGGGGGCCGCGGAAGTTGCGTGCGCCACCGATGCTGATCTTCGGGGTGGTTCCCTGCACGGCCTTCACCGACGGCAGGAACTTCGCGTACTGGCGCGCATGGAACGGGTCGAACAGGGCTGCGGCACGGATCTCGACAACGACCCGTTTAGCGATCCGCTGGTTTGCCTGGCGGGCTGCCCGCTTCGTGTCCTTGTCGGCGTAGCGGAGGCGTTTCGAGAACGCTGCGACCTCGTCAATTTTCATCGTCAACGGTTGCTTGCTGGAACCCGTCAGGAGGTCGAAGGTAGCCACTAGCGCCGCTGCCTCGCTTTCTCCTGCTCGTCTGCCTGGTACTCGAGGACGCGCCACATGGCGTTCAGCACCTCAGGCGGGCACTCGAGCAGCTGCATGGGGCCGATTGACGTGCGGACGCTGAGGGCGGCGATTTGGACGGTCAGGCTGTCCCAGCCGAGGGCAAAGGGTCGGAATCGTCCTCGCCGACGGCTTCGATGTCCTCGAGGGCGTCGAGCCAGTCGTCGAACGGTTTCACCGCCGGCCCGTCGCCGGCCTTCGCTTCGCGCCATGCCGCCTGGTGGGCGAGCCACGCGAGGTGCTCCACCTTCACCTCCGACATGGCCTTGCCGATGCCCAGGCCCCACTTACGCTCGAACGCGACTATGGCAGCCGGCCCGGCGGTCAGGACGGACTCGGTGCCATCGTGCAGCACACGAAGCGTGATCTTCATCGAGTTCTTCACGGTGCCCCCCTCGCCTACTAGCTGGTTGCTCGGGTGATCGCCCCGGATACGGGCCAGGACACCGACGCGGTGCTGAGACTGCCCACCTCGGCGTTGATCGGTGTGAGCGACGTGACGAGGGCGGACCCGGCGTAGCTGGGATTCGTCGCGCTCACCGACGCGCTGGTCGGCTTGAACACGAACGCGGTCAGGGTGCCGGCCAGGCCGTTCAGCGTCGCGTCGACCTCGCTGGCGGCAAAGTCGAGGTTGAACGTGATGTTGAGCGTCCCGCGGCCGATCCCGCCGATCAGCGTTTCCACCGAATCGCCAAATGCTGTAGTGGTAACTGAGTCGTATTCGATGTCCAGCGAGGCCGCTGTCATCCTGTCGGAGAGGTCGACCCCGCCAATTGTCAAGGTGGCGGTTGCGCCGCCGATGAGTTCTGCCATTTGATTAGCCCTCCTGTGGGCGCTTGCCGCCGGTCAGGTGACCGCCGTCGATTAGACGCTGAGCATCCGCATCGGACATGTCCGATGAGAACGTCGAGCCTGGTTCGTGACCGTGGACGGCATGGTTGCCGACCACGGTGTATTCGTGATTCTGCTTTTTCGCCATTAGGCGTACACCTCCAGGGTGAAGTTGGCTCCCAGGTAGTCGGTTTCGTTCGCGGATATCAGGCCGTATTCCCCCATCTGCGTCAGCTGGCACGTCGAGCAGCTCCCGTCGAGGGTCAGGTCGCCGGCGATGAGCGCCCGCACCGCCCCGGACCCGGATACGAGGCCGTCCAGGAGGGCCTGGTTGGCGGCCGGGTCGAAGCGTTGGGCGATCACCGTGATCGTGAACGTGAGCAGCTCGAGGCCATTACCGAACGCCTGGTCGTAGCTCACGGACTGCAGGTCGATGACCGCGCACGGCGGGCTCACCGTGTCCGGCATCGTCGCCGCAATCTGGATGAACGTCGACGACGTTGCCAGGCGTG